CTGTTGATATCCCCATTAATCTAGTATAATTGTAATATTAAAGACCCAAAATTTTTTTGGACTCATTTTTATTATGGTCCCATAATTTATAGGATAAATGGAATTTTCTATGCTACAAAAAGTATCTTTTTTACCAGGATTCAATAAACAAGTGACTCCTACCGGTGCCGAAGGGCAATGGACCGGAGGAGATAATGTACGTTTTAGATATGGCACTCCTGAAAAAATAGGAGGCTGGGACCAGTTGGGCGAAGATAAACTAACAGGAGCGGGTCGAGCCTTACACCATTGGGATGATAACGCAGGAGTTAAATACGCTGCGATTGGTACCAACAGAATTTTATACGTCTATTCAGGCGGACAATTTTACGACATTCACCCTATTCGAACCACTATTGCAGGTTGTGATTTCACAAGTACTTCTTCTTCAACAACCGTAACTATCACCTTCCCAAGTCCTCACGGTCTAATCGATGATGACATTGTTTTAATGGACGGAGTTAGCGGAGTGACGGCGGTTGGTTCTACTTATACGGATGCTTCTTTTGAAGATATAAAATTTATGGTGACGTCAGCACCAACGGCGACGACCATTGAAGTGACGATGGCGGCAACTGAATCAGGAACCCCTTTAAGTAATTCAGGATCTGCTTCAGGGTTATGTTATTACAGTGTAGGACCCTCTCAACAATTAGGCGGCTTTGGTTTTGGAACAGGAACGTGGTCAGGATCTGCTTCAGGAGCGGCAACCACAACTCTAGTATCAACAATTGCAGCCGATGCTGGGGTGACGAGTGTTACCTTAACAGACTCATCAGCTTTTCCAACGTCAGGAGAAATTAGAATAGGCACAGAGGATATTTCTTTTACCGCTAATGATACCGCTACAGGAATTTTAAGCGGAGGAGCCCGTGCACAAAATGGAACTACTTTAGCGGAACATACAGCCGGTGCCACGATAACTGATATTTCAGACTATGTTGGCTGGGGTGAAGCGTCATCAGCCGACTACACAATTGATCCGGGTTTATGGGTTTTAGATAACTATGGAACTAAACTCATTGCCTTGATCTATAATGCTCAGTGCTTTGAATGGGATGCAGCAGCATCCAATCCAACAGGAACCAGAGCTACAATTATTAGTGGAGCACCCACAGCTTCAAGACACATGATCGTCTCGCCCGTTGATCGTCACTTAATTTTCTTAGGAACTGAAACAACGATTGGTGATTCTACAACTCAAGATGATATGTTTATACGATTCTCGGACCAGGAGTCCTTAAGTGATTATACCCCTTCAGCAACCAATACCGCGGGCACGCAAAGACTGGCCCAGGGTTCTAGAATCATGGGAGCAATTAGAGGTCGGGACACTATGTATATTTGGACCGACTCTGCCATCTTCTTGATGCGTTTTGTAGGTCAACCTTTTACCTTTTCTTTTGAACACGCAGGAACGAACTGTGGACTCATTGGAAAGAATGCCTGCATGGAAGTGGATGGAACCGCGTTCTGGATGTCAGAGAATGGTTTCTTTCAATACTCAGGTCAACTTCAATCGATGCCGTGCCTGGTAGAAGACCATGTTTTTGAAGGCTTAAATTTCACCCCGAGAGATTTAATTAATGCTGGACTGAATAACCTCTTTGGAGAAGTGAGTTGGTACTATTGTAGTTCAGGTTCGAATGTCGTAGATCGAGTCGTGACTTATAATTATTTAGAATCGGTGATGTTGAAAAAACCGATATGGTACACAGGAACTTTAGCACGAACGGCCTGGGCCGATTCTTCTGTCTTTGAAAAACCTCATGCCTGTTATTATACGACAGCGGATAATGCTTCCTATGATGTCGTGGGTAATACCGATGGCACTACCATTTATTATGAACAGGAAACAGGGACCGATCAAGTGGATGCCGGAGGAGTGATCACTGCGATTTCAGCTAGTGTTCTTTCAGGAGACTTTGATATTACTCAGAAACGAGCGGCACAGGGACAGCTTTTAGGAGCTCCCGATATACGAGGGGATGGAGAATATATTATGAAGATTAGAAGATTTTTGCCTGACTTTATTAGTCAAACTGGAGATACCAAGATTACTTTATTTTTAAGAGATTATCCGAACAGTAGTACTGCAAGTTCTCCATTAGGGCCCTTTACAATTGATTCAACTACTACTAAAGTAGATACACGCGCAAGGGCAAGAGCCATTGCGTTGCAAATAGAGAATACTGGCAGCAGTGGTGGGTCTTATCAGGCTCAGAACTGGAAGCTCGGAACATTTAGACTGGACATACAACCAGACGGGAGAAGATAATTATGGCATGGCCTTTTGATAATCAAGGAGATACACAATCCGTACTACCAATAGATTATGGAGTACAAAAATTAGCGGGTTATGCTAATCAAAACTGGTTTCCAAATGAGGAAGTAGATGAAACAGTAACAGATATTAATCGACCTCTTCCTGATTATTATACTCAACGATTTGGAAAGCAGGCTTTCCCTCACACAGGATTTAATATGCCTGCGGCAGCTACAAGTAATTATATTCAACGAAAAGAACCAGGAACTTTAAGAAACATATGGGAAGGAACCAAAAATCTTGCATCTAACATAAGTCCAGTAGGAATTATAAATGCACTCACTAGAAGAAAAGGAGCAGACCAAAGCTTTGGAGGATATCCTGGCGGAATGTTTTCTAGAGCAGGACTCTTCCCTCAAGAAGTTTCTAATTTACAACAATTAGCTGATGCTAATTTATTAAGATCCGGGGGCAAAGATTTTACAGGAACAAATGTCGTGTCACAATTTGGAAATTACAATCAACACATGGCTGACAAGAAAGCACAATTTGAAGCTAAACTTCAAGACAGAGATTATTTATCCACATTAGGTAATCCAGATGAGATTAATACTCTCGAAGATTTATACCATGCATATCGAACTAAGTATGGAAAAAACGCAGCGATTGCGAAAAGATTAAATCATTATGCTAACTGGACTAATCGAACAGGAACAGCTGCTGATAAAATAACTGACACTGTTACAGATGTCACAAGACCTGGCGATGGAGTAACGCCCGCAGGTCCTGTCACTACAGGCGGAGGAGGAACATTTAATCCAGTTTTAGATCCAAGAGGTAGAACGGATCGAGGAGGAGGCGCCGCACCAAGTTGGCGTGGAGCAACCGCAGCTAGAGAAGCTGCAGGACAACAAGTTGCTGGACCAGGATTTGGTCGAGGAGCCTACTGGGCAAAAGGTGGTCGAGTCGGACTAAGACTAGGAGGAGATCCTGACGAACCGACTGAAAACATATTTGAATTTATGCAAGATCAAGGAGTTAATTATGATCAGATGGCAGAAGGAGTAGAACAAAAATTTCTTTCCGATGAGCTTGGAGCTATTGACGTGGACGAGGAGACATTAGCAATGATTACTGATTTGTTAGGTAGAGAGACAGATGTATCTACTATTAGCACATTAACTGGAAAAGATGAAGGAACAATAGAACGAGTTATAAGAGTCCTTACTACTCAATCTCAAGCTCAAGGTGGAAGCGTAGGTTTTTTTGATGGTGGTTTAGCGAGCCTTGTTTAATGGCAAAAATTGTACAAGCATTAACAAGAGCGAGTAAAGAATACGATCCCGTAATGTTATCGTCCTTAGTTCGGGATCTAGACAGCGTTCTTAATAAACTTAACACTTCTTTTCAACAAGAACTTCAACAGGAGATCCAAGCGCAAGCTTTCTTCATTGAATAATGGCAATTATCAATCAATACAAAATGTATGGAGCCACAAGTACAGCAGCTGAAGGACCCATCAAATTTTTTGGTACCACAACGATCAGTGGAGTCGCTACTCAAAATCCTTTAATTTCAGAAACGTATATTGTGAAGTCGTTACATGTGACTAATAAATCAGGATCGAATACACCGACGATTACCATAACGAACAATGGGTTTCAGGTTATTAATACTCAGACTTTAACCGCTGCTACGAGTGTAGAAATTTTAACGAATCCTATGGTTGTGGAAGGGAACACGGTTCTTTCTTATACGACAGCAGGAACCGTTAGCGATGGCGTAGACATTACGATTAGTTATTTAAATATTAAAAAAGAGGTTACCGTATAATGGAACTTAAACCCACTAAAGTCACGACAACGATCAGTAATTTAAAAACAAAGGAGAAGTATAAGAGCGAAGAAGAGTGGAAAGCGAAGGGAATAAAGGAAAAAGACATCCGAAGAGATGTCCATGTCCTGATGCCACCGCTTGATTTATTCTCGAAAACAAAGTAGGTTCAAAATTTAGGCAAAATTATGACAAAACCACACAGACAACGATACGGCTTAGGAAGCATCATCAAAAAAGCAGCTAAAGCAGTTAAGAAAATAGTTAAAAGTCCCATAGGAAAAGCCGCTTTGATCGGTGGAGGATTATGGGGTCTTGGAAAACTTGGTGGTATTCCTGGAACCGGCGGCATCGGTAAAAATTGGTGGAGCAAAGGTCTGGGTCTTATAAGAGGGAGACCTGATGTTGTAGCTGGAAAGACTATGGGTACTCGATCCGGTGGACTATGGAATAAACTTAGAGATTTTGGTCTCGGCAAAGCAGCTGTGATTGGTGGAGGTATATTAGGTACCACTCTACCTTTTTTAGGAACCGATGAAGATGAAGAAATTATTGACGACTGGAGTGTAACGCCTTCAAGTATTGCCAACATTAGACAAATGGCAAGGGATAGAGATCCAAGTTTAGCTTTCTTACCTG